TGACGGAGCTGAAGTAACAGCAATCATAAACGGGATGATGAAATTTAAAACATTCGGAACGCTATGTGGGGGTGATGTTCAATGTTACCACTACCGATACCGTAGCTCTTTAAAACCCATTAAACTCTAATGGAAAAGGGGTTTGGCCCCCCACCTATTTTATGTTATATTTAGCATGTAATTAAAAAAATAAAACAGTTATGAACAACACGGACACATTGATGGAAAAGGGATGGGACGCAGCAAGTCAATACGCCCGCAAAACCGGAACACTAATAGGATCAATTAAATCAGTACTACGATTCGGTATCATCGATGATAACACATTCAAAGTACTAGCTGAAGCCGTTATCGGAACACTTGACCCGGAAAGCGAATTTGATTTAGGAACACACAGTGAATTGATCGCAATGGCTGAGGTACGGAATATTGAATTGGATTGTTAATAGATATTTGGGATTGAGGGGGTCGGTATTACCGGCCCTTCTTTTGTGGAAAGATTTGGCAAAGCCCCTTGTACGTGGTACATGATATATACTTTATGTATGGTATATCCCCACGCGCGCTGCTATCCATATATACTTGGATACCGGGAAAGAATTTTTTTGATTGATGGGTAAAATAAAGGTAACTTTACACGTCGGAACGTATATACTTATATATTAAACCATATCCCATACCCATGTATCCATATACCCCACATCCCATGTCCATCTCCCCCACCCACATACCCAAGTTTCCCAACTACCCCTTTTACCCAGCTCCCCTAAACCCCTAATCTTCCTTTTCTTAAAATCCTTTGGCGTCGACCAAGTATATACTTATATTTATTTCCAGTATGAAAACAGTTTGGACAAACGGTACATTTGATGTTCTCCATATGGGTCACATCAAGCTATTCCGTGAAGCAAGAAAATTAGCTGGCCCTACAGGTATAGTGGTAGTAGGAACTGACTCAGATCAACGTGTCCGTGCCCTGAAGGGTCCTACCCGCCCTATCAATGATTTATTTGACCGTGTTGATTTTCTCCGTTCTATTAAGTACATTGATGAGGTTGTCGCATTCTCGAGCGAGGACGCACTCATAGCCAATATTAAACGGTATTCTCCCGATATTATATTGATAGGTGATGACTATATTGGTAAACGTGTTGTAGGAGGCGAGTATGCTAAGGAAATTATATTTTTTCCAAGGTATGGAGGGTTAAGTTCCTCTAAGATCATCAATGATAAGTAGATATTGGGTAGGGGTGTATATACGGATATTTGGATGTGGGTAGATAATTCGAAAACTTTCGAGCTAGGTTTTGTTTGTAAATATTTATAATAAAACATCTAGAATTATGTCATTCGATTACGTAGCGTATTTAAAGAATAATCCTTTACTAGAAGAATTACCTAAAGGACAGTGGGTTGATCTTGATAAGAAAGAAACAGAAGAATACTCTGGTGATATCTTTGACTTGATTGACACTGCATATGCTTCCATTGGAGGTAATCTAAACTATAAGAGCCCAAATGATGTTACTGGGGCTGAGGGAGATGCCAATTACGAGGTAATCAATATAGATAGTGATCCTAAACCTGATGCTGTACTTGTTTCTAAAAGAAAAGAAGCTGGGAATAAATTAGCAGCCATAGGACATGATGGAACATCTGATGCTAAGTCAAAATCTCTTGACAAGCAAGTAGATATGTTAAGTAAACCCGGTAATTATGTTGAGGTATCAGGTAAAATTAAAGATATTTTACTCTCTAAAGGTGTTCCTGTAGTTACTGATAAAGCCACTATTGAAAAAGTGATGGCTGGTAAAGCTATTGATATTCAAGATGATGGTTCTTATACCCGTTATATTGGGGGTAATGAAACTCAAAAGATCCTTCTTGGAAAACCTTTAGTATAAAGTTTGGCTACTGGGGTTTTATTTCATAACTTCAACCCATTAGAAATTAAAAAATGAAGGTTATGTTGATTATTTTGACTGTAAATATTTTCTCGCGCTTAATTGCAACATCTAGGATGGAGAAGATTGATTGGATTAGAGAGTTGTTTATTTTAGGAATCGGATTTTGTATTAGTATGATTTTCTATCAAGTCCTTAGCTTCCTGTTTCTATGAGTTACTATTCAATTAACCCAGTTCGTACTATAATTCAAAGGATTACCTCTGAGGAGGCAGAACAATATATCCCATTAAAGGAAGATTACACAGGAATTACTGTGGACTTATGCCCTTACTATACAATGTTCAAAGGTGAGGATGATTGGGATATAATAACATATTATACAGGAAGAAAACGAGCCAAGTATGCTAATCGTACCTCCAATTATGATTCATGGATATATATTTTATCTAATCCTACTATTCCTGGTTACCTTAAGATTGGGTTTACTGATCTTACTCCTGAAAGACGAGCTGAGCAACTCTCACGTTCAACTGGGGTTGTTTTACCGTTTAAGGTAGAGTGGGCGTTTCATTGCTTTAACGCTGAACAGTTGGAGAAGGAACTTCATCGTCATTTAGAGGGGTTAAGGATCAATAGTAATCGTGAGTTTTTTGACCTCACAGTTAATGAAGCAAAAGAAGTTATTATTAGGTTTGGTCAAAATTATCTATAGGTTTGGCTACCCTAAAGTATATACTTATATTTAGTAGTTAATTAAAAATCAAAGTTATGAGTAAAACAAAGAAAAATGATTTTGTGTCTGTGAATGTGAATGAATTAAAAGAATTCCTCACTCACATTATCAACAATAACCGTTACCTACAAGAAAATGGTAAGCCATCTGTTTCAATTGAAGTAGTAGGTGAATCAGGTATCGGTAAAACATCTTCAATCATTCAGTTAGCTAATGAGTTGGATTTGCATTTTGTTAAATTGAACCTTGCACAAATTGAAGAAATTGGTGACTTGGTTGGTTTTCCAATCCGTCAATTTGAACTCACTAACGGTGTTGATAAAGTATGGGTTGATGAGAACCTAATTAAAGAATATCAGGATAAAGGTTTTAAATCAACTAGTTTGAACCGGATGTCATATTGTGCACCTGAATGGATTAGTGGTAAAGAAAAAGGAGGTATTTTGCTTCTGGATGACTGGAACCGCGCTGATATTCGTTTTATTCAAGCTGTAATGGAACTGATTGATCGTCAGCAATATATTAGTTGGACATTACCTAAAGATTGGCATATTCTTTTAACTGCTAATCCTGATACAGGAGATTATTTAGTTAATAGTATTGACAACGCTCAGAAAACACGATTCATTTCAGTTAATCTTAAATACGATGTAGATTGTTGGGGTAAATGGGCTGAAGAGAATGAAATGGATGGTAGATGTATTAACTTTATGCTTATGCATCCTGAACTGGTTACTAAAGAGATCAATAGCCGAAGTGTTAGTATGTTTTTTAATTCAATCTCTTCACTTAAGAGTTTTGATGAGTCATTACCTCTAATTCAAATGGTTGGTGAAGGTTCAGTTGGTTCTGAATTTAGTACTATGTTCACTATGTTTATCAATAACAAATTGGACCGTATGATTACACCTGAAAATATTTTGAATCAGGATGAGAAGTATGTTATGAATACTTTAAAAAGTTTAGTTGGTAAGGAAGATAAATACCGAGCAGATATTGCCTCAACACTCTCAACTCGATTAGCTAACTATTTAGGTGTTAAAGCCAAGACTGAGAAAATCACAAATGAGATTATTAACCGTATCTCAACATTAGTGAAGGAAGAAATTTTTACCACTGACATTTGTTATAATATGGTTAAAAATATCTACAATAATGACCCGTCACAATTCAAGATGATGATGGTTGATAAGAATTTGGTTAAATATATTATGAAATAAGTTATGGTTAAAGAAACATATGCGGTTTATTCTTGGTCTAATGGTAAAACAGAATTTGACCTAACAGCAGAAGGAAAATCTACAGAAAAAAATGAATATAGGTTTAAATCATTTTATGAACCACTTGTAAAATTAGCAACTGAACTTGTTAAAGATAAATCACAAAAACCTACTGGGAATGTTTATGTAGCTACTACCTGTAAGATTCCACGTGATAAAATTAAATCATATTTCACTGAAAATAATCTTACTAAAACTACTCGTACTTATTTAGCTGATGCAGTATTGATTGATTTAGAGTCTATTGATAAAGTTTTTGTAACATTTAATAAACAAGGTTGGGGAGGTTGGGAAAATGGATATATGGTATCTTCTGAAGATGTTTTAAAGCATAAAATATTATTTACTGATACTGTAGGTGCTCGTGGAAATAGTTGGGCTGTTGATTACCAGAAAACACACAGTGAAGTATTTGAAGGTAAACATGATGTGTTTATTAAAAAATCATTTAATAATGAAGTTGATGATAACTCATACATCCTCTCAGTATTCCCAGAAGCTAAGCCTGTATCTATTTTAGGATATTCCACAGGTGATTTACTTAAAACACTTGAAGTATTAACATTCTTAAAAAACAATCCAGCAGTTAAGGTAGTATTTGACACTACTTTAAATGAAGGGATGACTAATGAAGGTATTGAGATGGATGATGAAATTGAGAAACAAGTAGTGCAAATGCTTAGATCTACAGATATTAATGACACTAAAATGGCTATTGAGATTTGTAGTAACTTTGATTTAGAAAAATCATTGTTTCGTATTGCTTTTATGTTTAATAAACATAAGCATCGTTTTGTAGGTAAACAAAGTATGCTAACTAAAACTAGTTATAAACAAATTGATGCTTATATTCGTAGTAAAGGTATTAGTTGGATGGGTGATCGAGATACATTCTTAAGTGATATGTTTATACTTTACAAGGATGATGAAAAAATAGCTCCAATTATTAAACGACACATCCAAGACTATCTTCAATCTCAACTCAAACGTACTAAAATTAAACTAACTGATATTGGTTTGGCTTAACCTGATATCTTACTTATATTTAGGTAAAAGAAATAGTTATGAATGTATATGATGAAGTAGTTAAACACTCAAAGAAGTTAATGTTTGACGAACCGTTCTATGGGTTGATGCTCATTGGACTTAATAAAGAACTTAGTAACCAGATTGAAACCGCTTGTGTTTCACGAGATACTATCAATACTAAATTGATGGTTAATCCTGAGTTTTGGGCTACATTAGATGAACAGACTAAAACTGGAGTACTTAAACATGAGTTGCTCCATATTGCTTTCTTCCATTTGCTTAACTTAGATAGTTTCCCAGATCGTAATCTTCATAATGTAGCTGCTGATTTGGAAATCAATCAATACATTCAAGATGCATATAAGGGTGAAAAATGGGAGGGTTTGGAAATCCATAAAGCACCATTTGCTGAACTTAATTTAGAACCTAAACAAGGTACTAAATACTACTACTCAAAACTCCAAGAAGAAATTCAAAACAATCCTGAAGGTGAATTAGCTCAATTTATGGAAGATATGGATCCAATGCATGAGTTATGGAAACAGTTTGATGGTTTATCTGAAGCTGAAAAGAAACTTGTTGCTAAACAAATTGACCATCAACTTAAAGAAATTGCTAATCAAATTGAAAAAAATAGAGGTACAATACCAGGTGAATTAAAAGATTATGTCTTAAGCTTATTTGAGACTGTAGAAGCAACATTGGATTGGAAAGCTTACTTAAGACGTTTTAATGGTATGTCTCAAAAAATACTTACTAAAAAGACTCGCCGTAAACCATCTCGACGTTACCCATCTAATCCCGCCCTTAAAGTAAAGCCTAAGAAGCGTACACTAGTGGCCATTGACACATCTGGTAGTGTAAATAATGACGAGTTACTTGAGTTTTTCAACGAGATATATCACATGTTTAAGACCGGTACAGAGATTACAGTGGTAGAATGTGACGCTCAAATTCAACGAGAGTATGAATATAAAGGTAAATTAGAGGAAATTAAAGTATCAGGCCGTGGTGGTACTGACTTTGAACCAGTTATGATTTACTTAAAAGAACACCAAAACAAGTTCCAGAACCTGATTTATTTCACTGATGGTGAATGTGGTGTACCTGAAACTAAGCCTATGAAGCCTATTTTATGGGTTCATAGTTCACGTTCAAAGATTAATGAAGAATTACCAGGTGCTAAAATTAAAATTACACGATAATATTCAACCCAGCTTTTTTAAATCTTAAAATAAAAGATTTGGCTTCCAGTAAAATAGATGTTATCTTTATATTATAATAAAAAATAAAAGTTATGGATCAATTTAAACAAACACTAATCGACGCAATTCAAGATAATATAGAAGAAATGATAAATCCATCACGTGAATACACTGATAAGGAAATCATTTGGCAGCGTGGTTACAATCAAGCACTTCAAGATATGTTAAATGACTTTACTGAAGATTATGATAAATTTATTAATGATTTAATTAAGTTTAATTTAAATTAATAATTAACATGCACCAGTGGCGAAATAGGTAGACGCAAGGGACTTAAAATCCCTCGAACAGTAATGTTCGTGCCGGTTCGATTCCGGCCTGGTGTACAAAAAGGGGAGACTAAGGTTTCCGGCTACAAGTTGATCGCGACAACAAGGTAGGTAGCCCCTTAAAATATGGTCTGGTAGCTCAGCTGGATAGAGCATCGCACTTCTAATGCGACGGTCTCAGGTTCGAATCCTGATCAGATCACTAAGAGAGATTAGCGAAGCTGTTAATGAATGATGGTGTTAAAAGGATGAAAAAGGGTTTAGAGTATTCCTGAGCGTGAACAAATCATTTATCAGTAACCCTGAAAGACCCGAAGTCTCTCTTTTAATGGCGTGTATCTCCTCAAGCTTATACCTTGTAGAAAGAGTAATTGGTCACATGAGAGTTCGAGTCTCTCCCCGCCAACCAAATTTGGCTTCCGCCATTTTTGTTATTATATTTATATAAATAAATTAATTAAATTTTAAACATGAAAAACGCAATTTTTGCACTCGCAATCGCAGCTGTAGCTGTATCCTGCACCCAAGCTTCTGAAGAAGTATCTACTGAAACTATCGTTGACAGCACTGCTGTTGATCTTGATAGCCTTGAAGCAGCTGCTTACGAGGTAGAGGGTGAAGAGGCAGCAGCTGAATAATACTGAGTCTAGCCTGAAATCCATAGGTAGCAATACCTCTGGTTGACTTCGGAGAAAAGATTCAAAAGGGGAGTACGTGAACCGATAGCGTCTTAGAAAAAACCTCCCATTTAGCCTCTATAGCTCAGTTGGTAGAGCCACTGATTTGTAATCAGTAGGTCGCTGGTTCAAGTCCGGCTGGAGGCTCTAAATTATTTATTTAAATATCCTTAATTTAAGGCATATATGTATATGCAGATGGATATAGATAAAATATTTAATCTATTTGGTTCAGCAGATTTTGACACTCCTTTAGAGAAAAAAGCCAAAGCTGCTGATGATCTTATATTGATTCAAGAAACACCTATGTTTTGGGTTGGTATGTTTAAAAAGATTATCCTAAACAATCAAGTATTTTATCACCAATTAAAAAACCATCTCCCAGAAGAATTATTAAAAGAAATAGCTCAAGGAGATGATTTGGCTGATATGGTTACATATTCAAGAGCATGGTTTTATATCTCTAAACTAGATTTAAAACGCGGAGTAGACATAGATGCATTATCAACATTTACAGATAATGATCTACTTTATGCTTCAGAGATGGCACTTCGATTTTTTGAAGGTAAAGAAGAATACGAAAAATGTGCTTATTTAAAACAAATCCAAGATGTAATTAAAACACTTATCAAGTAAACTTGATTCCCCAATACATCTACATTACCTTATAACCTAATAAAAATATTTTATATGAGAAATCCAGAAATCGCCATGAACAAGGTTGAAAAACTTGAAGGCAAACTTAAAACTATGTATGTGATGCTTACCCGTCCTAATACTACAGCAGATCAATACAAGCAGCTTATTACAGAAGCAGAAGAAGTTATTGCTGATCTTAAAACAATGATTCAACGAGTAGGTTAATCTAAATAAAAAGTTATGAAACTCACAGCAGAACAAATCCAAGACAATTGGGACATCTTTATTAACAACATTGAGGTCTTTATTACAGGTGAACGTAAACAAAAACTCCTAGATTTTTACTCTAAGTATCAGGATCGTTTAATGTTAATGCCGGCCGCCCATAAAAAAGAATACCATAATGCATTCCCAGGTGGCTATATAGAACACGTTAACCGTGTTGTAGATTGCGCTATTAAGCAAGCTGATTTATGGAATGACATGGGGGTTGATATGTCTACCTTTACTATGGAGGAACTTATTTTCTCTGCTATTAATCATGACCTAGGTAAAATGGGAGATGAGCAACATGAATCATACATCCCCCAAACAGATGAATGGCGTCGTAATAAACTAGGTGAAGATTATATGCATAATGATAAAATTGCATTTGCATCAGTTCCTGACCGAGGTTTGTATCTGCTCCAAGCTCATAGCATTCAATACACCTTCAATGAAATGGTAGGTATTCAGACCCATGATGGTTTGTATGATGAGGCAAATAAGAAGTACTTTATAGGATTTACTCCTGAAGTTAAACCACGTACTTCACTACCTTATATTCTCCATTTTGCTGATATGATGGCTGCTCGTATTGAGTTTGAACATGAGTGGATGCCTAAATTTAAAAATGGAACTGCTAAACCAGCTCCTACTAAAAAACCAACTAATACTCCTTCAGCTATTAAACAAAAAGCACTTAGCGGAGTTAGAAGTGAAGGATTAAAAAATTTATTAGATAGTATATGATAATTTTTATTATTATACTTTCGGTTACGGTCGTGATCTTAGGATTCACGACCTTTAACCTTCTTAAAAAGGTTGAACGATATGAAGATGAACTTGCCAAAAGACAAGAAGCTATTATTTCTTACCAGGAATATATTAATGGTCTTGGCAGCACAATAGAATTTATGACTAAGCGAATCGATGAAATCGATGCTAAAGGCTCTTTCCAAAGTGATGATGAGGTAGGTTTTTTCTTCGATAGACTTAAAATGCTAAACGAAATGATAAGACCCTACAACATTAAACTATGATTGAAATAGTTCCTAAAAAGAAAAAAGGTATACAATATTTTACTCAAGAAACAGAGGATGCTATTGTAAGATATAACAAATCAATTGACCCTGTAGAAAGAGAAAAAATATATCATAGATATATTCACTATGCTTTTTTTAAGTTAACTGAAAATATTATTCATACATTTAAGTTCTACTATACTGAAGTAGAAAATATTGAAGATCTCCAACACGAGGTAATTACCTTTCTTTTATCTAAGATGCACCTATATGATCAAACTAAAGGATCTAAGGCGTACTCTTATTTTGGAACTATTGTTAAAAGATATTTAATTATATCCAATACGCGAAACTACAAACGTAGAATCGATAAAGCCCCAGTTGAAGGATTAGATGAGAATGAAAAATACTCTTACCAAATTGAAGAGACTTTAAGTAATGCTCATGATGATAAACTCTCATATTATATAGACCAGTTTACAAATCACTGTACTGAAAATATTTTTGAGTTGTTTCCTAAAGATGAGGATGCTCAAATTGCGGATGCTATCCTAGAATTATTCCGTAAGCGCGACAGTATAGACGTCTTTAATAAAAAAGCACTATACATCTACATCCGTGAGCAAGTAGACGCTAAAACCCCAAAAATAACTAAGATAGCAAGTCAGTTATATGATATATTTAAATCTAACTATATACATTATTTAGAGAATGGTTATGTAGAGTTTAAATAAATATATTTATAACCATGAGTCAGTTTGATAAAATAATATTTGGTAAGAAGAAATTCTCTAATATTTTAGAGGAAATCTATGATAACCAAAAGAAAAAAGATAAGCAGATAAATGCTCTTATCAATGAATTAAAACCTATGATTGAAGAAATAGGTGATGCTACTCTCTTAGTCCCTTTAATTAAAGAATACCTAGAAATGGGCATCAAGAATGATGACCTATTAATTAAAATGGCTGCTTTAGCACAACGTGCTATAAACGGCGAGTCAACTGATGCTGGATTAGGTATATCAGATGAAGAAAAACAACAACTACTTGACGAGATAAGCAAGTTTAAAACTGAGGAGTAATGGCTGACTTTGTATATGGCTTAGCTGGTCTTAGTGATATAGTATCCCCATCTTCTACCCCAGGGGGTGGTGGGGGTTCTAGTTTTTACCCAGTTAGAGTTGTAGACATTGTTTTAAATGAAACCCATCCTAGATTTGGAGAAGTAGGAGAGTGGAATGGTATAGGTACTATATTTTATAATAGTGTTACTGATCCTACAACTCAAAATAATACAGATAACCAGGCTAAACCTGCTTTCTCAAATATTAAACAATTTCCTTTAATTAACGAGGTTGTTTATCTCTTCAGTCTCCCTTTACCTACATCTCAAGAAGAGCCAGACAATGCTGGGAATTATTATTTTACTCCAATCAATATTTGGAATAGTCAACACCACAATGCTGTACCTAATGGTTTAATATTAAATGCTGAACAGGCTCCTGATTATTCATCAACTCGAGCAGGACTTGTAAGAAGAGTACAAGATGAAGGTACTGATATATTTTTAGGTAATACATTTATTGAAGAACCAGATATTCATCCACTTTTACCTTTTGAAGGTGATTTAATTTATGAAGGGAGATGGGGTAACTCAATTCGTTTTAGTTCCACTGTTAGTGG